AGCTCGACCTCGCGCTCGGGCCATAGCAGGGCGGCCTCGTCCGTGGCCGCCCCGCCTGCCTGCTCGTCGGCCTCCCGGGCGTGCTGCCCTTCCGGAGGCAGCTCGTCGCGCATATGTTCGCTCTCGGCCATCGCTTACGCCGGCCGCCCGTTGACGTAAATCTGCTCCATGCCGTCGCGCTTGGAGATCCGCACGTCGTACTGCATCTGCTGGAACGTGTCGCGGCTCTTCCAGGCCATGTCGCCGTTCGGGGTGAGCGTGCACTTCGGGATGACCACGTCGCGGTTCTCGCCCTCGTTGTTGTCGCCCTCGAAGTGCAGCAGGCCTTCCTTGGGGCCGAGGTTGTCGGTCTCGATCTGCGGCCAGGTCGCGCTCGCCTCGTCGTAGTCGACGCCGATCTCGGTGCCGTCGGAGATGCCGCCGCCCGGCACCACGTACAGCAGGCCCGTCTCGAGATCGACCGTATAGTCGTCGCCGGCGGTCGCGCTGGTCGCAGCGCCGTCCGGGTCGATCGTGACCGATACGTTCGAGACACTGCGCGCGCCGGTGAAGTCCGTCGCGCTCGCGCCGAGTTGGTACCACAGCCCCTGGTCGACCGTGTGGCGCTCGTCGGTCGCCGAGCCCGAGGTCTGCGAGATCTGCTGGACCGAGCCCATCAGGAACAGCGCGAGGTTCTCGTCGCTGATGTCGTCGGCCGTGATGCTCGCCGAGCGGTCGACCTGCGTGGTGATGTCGCGGATCAACTCGGCCGTGGGCCCGTCCGAGCTGTACTTGGTCGCGCGCTCGGTCGAGCCGCTGATGGTGAACCCGGGCGTCTGGCCGATGTAGCGCCGGCCCTGCGGGTCGCCGTTGGCGTCGTAGGGCGCGAAGCGCAGGTAGCCCGCGCCGAGGACGATGTTCGGGTTGTTCGGCTTGGACATCAGCTGCTACCTCCGCTCTTCTTCGCGCCGCTGACGCGGTGGGCGGCCGCGCGCTCGGGCGCCTCGAGCCACTGCGCGCGGTGCTCCGGCACGGTGATGCGCGCGCCGGGCTGCAGGTCGACCCGCTGGTGGCGCAGCGGCTTGTCGAGCTCGACCTCGACCGGGGCCGTGTCGAGCTTGCGTTCGTCGTTCTTTCGACTGGCCATTGAAGGCTCCTCGAACTGCGTTTATCCGGTGCCCACGGTGGAGAACGTCACCGCCCAGAGCGTGGGCACGTAGAAGTAGCCGGCCTGGTAGGCCGCCGGCGGCGCGGAGAGATCCCGCTGCACGTGGCTGTAGCCGCTGGCGGGCTTCCAGCCCTGGAGCGCAGCGATCGCCTCGGTCACCCAGGGCCCTGCGTCCTCGCGGGCCGCCTTGCCGCGGCGCACCTTGCGGACGTTCTTGACGGCCACGACCACGAGCCAGAGCTGCTCGACCACCTGGGCGCGGGCGTTGGCGGCCACGCCGCGGGCGCCGCCCGCCGCACGGTCGCCCGCGTAGATGACGTGGTAGGCCGGCGTCGTCTGCTGCTGCTCTTCGACTTCCTCGATGTCCGGCGCGGTCAGCACCTGGCGATCGGGCATCGCCGTCTCGGCCTGCAGCCGGGCGACGATGAGATCCTCGAGCGCGAGGTAGTCGGCCGCGTTCGACGTCGCCGTCATGCGCCCTCCAGGTAGCCGGCGAACGCGCGATCGACGTCCTTCTGCCAGGCGAGCGGCAGGCCCTCGGTGCCGTTCGGCAGCATCGGCCGCGCCGGGATCGTCACCTTCTTCTTGCGCACCCACTGGCCGCCGACGCGGAACCGCAGGTACGGGTGGTTCTTCGCCCGGATGACGGCGCCGGTCTGGTGCACGCGCGCATAGCGCACGTTCGTGCCAATCACGAGGCCGTCGCGGTCGACCCGGTAGCTGAACGAGCGGCGCAGCCGGCCGCGATCGACCAGCGGCTGACCGCCGCGGCGCACCGCCTTCCAGGGGCGGCCGTAGGGATCCTCGGAGCGCCGGAACCCGAGCTGCACGCGCGTGAGCAGCGCACGCCCGGCGCTCGCCAGCGGCTCGCTGACGTCGACGCCCAGGTGCTGCGCCCGGCGCAGCGCAGCCTCCACGCCGCTGTCGCGAATGACCTGGCGGATCTCCATCACAGGCTCCGGTAGTCGTCGACGTCGTCGTCGGTGATGCGGGTCTTGCCCGGCGTCACCGTCGGCTGGCCGGCCCGCGACGGGGCATCGCCCGTGTCCAGGCCGAGCGTCGTCTTGCCCTCGGCGAGCAGCTTCATCGCGCTGCGCACGCCGTCGTAGCGCTTGACCACCGTCTCCGGCGCGGCGTCGTCGTAGAGGTGGTAGCGGGCGATGTCCGCGCACCAGCGCACCAGGATTTTCGGCGTGGTCGACAGCGGCAGCTGGTAGCGGGCGCCGACGTAGGTGTCGATCTCCTCGCTGGCGTCGGCCAGTGCCTGGTCGAGCACGCCGGTGTCCAGCGACCCGCTGTTGTCGCGGTCGGTGAGCTGGATCAGCTCGTCCTCGCCGAAGCGATCGACCAGGTCCTGTTGCGTGGCGTACGGCATCGCTCAGCGGCTACCGGCTCGCGCGGCGAGCGCGCTTCTGCGCCTTGCGCTTGGCCTTCGGGGTCGCGCCGGATTTGCGCGTCGTGCCGACGCCGCGCATGCCCTGCCGCGGGCGACGAGCGCGGCGGACGCGAACCTCGTCCGCTCCGTCGGCGAACATGCGTTCGGCCGTCGGCTGCATGTCGAACGCGGAGATCCACTCCTCCGGGCCGATCGGCGCGCCTCCGGTAAACGGCTGCATCAGCTGTCACCTCCGCCGGCCTGGCGTTCGGCGAGCACCTCGCTCCATGCCGCGTCGCGCTCCCTGGCCGAGACCGAGCCCCAGCCGAGTGCGGCCGCGACCGCGCCGGCCTCCGGCTTGCCGCCGTTGGTCCACACGTCCGAGCCCCGGGGGTCCTCCGGCGGATCCATCTCCGCCATGAACGCCTTGAGCATGGCGTGGCGCTCGGCCGGATCCGTGGGCTCGCCGGCGTCGCCACCGTCGGCGGCGGCCGCGACCGGCCGGATCACCGGCGGCACCGCGTCGAGCAGCGGCTGGGCCTGCTTGTCGGCGAGACCCTCGACGACGGCACCCGGCTCGTACCGGGTGCCGTCATGCTGGAGCGGCTCGAGCACGTCGTAGTCACGCTTGCTCATGGACCGCTCCTTACGCGCCGACCTGCTGGATGAGGTAGCCCGAGTCCGCGCTGGCGATCACCGGCGCGCGCTCGTAGTCCATGCCGTACAGCCAGGAACGGGCGTCGGCATCCCAGCGCGGCTCGCCGACCAGCGGATGGCCCTCGAGCGTGTAGCTGTAGCCGTAGGACGGCTCCTCGCGGCCGAGCGGTGCGGTGTTCGCGTAGGCGAGCACCGCGGTGTTGCCGTCCCAGACGTCGACGAAGGCGCCGGCGTCGTCGGCGTAGACCGCCTCGCCGACCGCGATGCGATCGAGCTGCAGCAGCCCGGCGACCAGCTCCGTGGTCAGTGCCGCGGAGGTGGTGTGCTTGAACCGGTCCGTGACCTTCGGATGGTTCTTGAGCAGCCGCCACGCCTTGCGCCCGAGCACCAGCACGTTCGGGCGGATGCCGACGCGCCCGGCGACCGTGTCGCGGTAGTCGTCGATCTGGACGATCGGATCCGAGTTCGCCGTGTCCGACCACTGGTCGTTGCCCGCCAGCGTGGTCTTGTTGGCCGCGTTGTACTTCGTGGCGTCGAACGCCAGCGTCGCCTGCTCGATCTCGAGCTCGAGCTCCAGGGCGCGCATGGTGATCTGCACGGCCCGGCTGCCGAGGTCGATACCCGGCACGCGGCTGGCGTCGCGCATGGTCTCGCGCGGCACCTTCGCGTCGACCGACTTGTTGACCAGCGCGTACGGATCGCCCTGGTAGCCGAAGTCGATCTGCTTGGCGGTCGCGCCCGGCGCGCGGGAGTAGTCGCGCTTGCGGAACGACTCCTTGCCGAACTGGATGATCTGGCCGCCGGAGGCGGGCACCGGCACGCGCGGGAACAGCACGTTGCCGATGCGGTCCGGATGCGTGTAGCCCTGGGCGACCTCGCTGAGGACCGGATCGACGACCCGCGCCCCGCTCTGCGTCTGTGTGGTCATGTCGTGATGGCCCCTTTAGCGAATGAAGATGCGCGGGAACTCGCCCGCGCCGGTGGCGTCCTCGAGCGCGTAGGCGACGACCGCCTCGGGCACGACGCCGCCGGAGAAGATCGTGTCGCCGTCCGCGGCCGTGGAGTTCACGGTCGTGCCGCCGCTGTCGATCGACAGGTTCGAGGCGCCGATGAAGCGCCCGTTGGCATCGAGCGCGAGCGGGTCGCCCTTGCTGAACGCGCCGCCGGACTCCGCGGTGCATGCGTCACGCGTGACGATGCGCGCGAGCTCGCCGTCGCTGTAGCCGCCGCGGGCGACGCCGAACATGGGCGCGCCCGCGCTCGAGATCTGCGCGCCGTCGAAGCCGACCGCGCGCGAGTCCGTCAGGGCGCCGTTGGCCGTGACGGTGTGTTCCGGTCCGGGAGTGAATTCGAGCACTGATCAGCCCTCCTGCTTGAGTTCGCGGTCGGCCTGCGGCGCGGCCTCGGCGAAGCTGATGCCCTTGTCCTGGGCGATCTGCTTGGCGCGGGCGTGCACGCGGGCCCGGTGCTGGTCGACGGTGTAGCCGGGCGGGGCG